AACCAAGATATAACCTTCGGGGTAGATTCTTACTACACCTCAGGTGACTGGGAAAGGTTCCACTTTTCTACCAAGTCAGGACCAAACGGTCTTGCACTTGCGTCATCACTAAGAGACTTAACCATCCTACATAAGAAATATCCTCAATTACTCGAGGACATTCAAATGTTAGGTAATAGTCAATCTCTTAATGACAATATAAGTAACATTATACCGTTGATCGAGTGTCAAGACCAAGACATAGAACAACTCTCTATTAGGAAGTTGTCTATCGTTCAAGATAAAGAATCTAAGAACAGAGTCATAGCGATCTTTGACTATTGGTCCCAAACTGTACTCAAATCTCTACACGATTCTCTTATGAGAATCCTTCGAAATATCAAGCAGGACAGGACCTTTAATCAAGAACCGCTAGGGCTAATTTTCTACGATAGATATTTCTCATATGATCTTAAGAATGCTACTGACCGATTTCCGGTTAGTCTCATCCTTGAGGTTATGAAGAAGCTCATCGGAGAAGACCGAGCTATGGCATGGAAGAGGATAATGGTCGACTATGAATTTACTCACAAAGGAAAATCCTACTCTTACGGAGCAGGACAACCAATGGGAGCATACTCAAGCTGGCCATCATTCACTTTATGTCATCACTTGATCGTTCGATTCTGCATTGAAGCAATAGGACAGTCAAATTATGACTGTTACATGCTACTTGGAGATGACATCGTAATATCAGATAGTAAGGTTGCTTTTAAATATAAGCAACTCATGTCAACCTTAGATGTTGAAATCTCAGAAACAAAGACACTTGAGTCTGTTGACTCTTATGAATTTGCTAAGAGGTTCTTCATCAGTGGGACTGAAGCATCACCCTTCCCTCACCTCTCACTATACGAGAATAAGAGCAACCCTTTCGGGATTGCCTTCTCCTTATACAATGAAAGGAAGAAAGGATGGTTACTTACTAAATCTGTTCATGGTATTCCGGACTATGACACATTCTCTACCATATACAAAGCACTTGGGTATGGGAAAAGATCTATAAAGATCTTAATTCCGTACTCTCGCGCACTGTATCTTGCCAACTACATCAAAGACAATTATTCATTCGATATGGATCGGAATTC